CGTCGAAATAAAGGATCATGTCAACCATTCCAAGCAAGACTTCTCTACAAGCCTTTGACAGTGTTGGTTGCGTCTTGAGACGATCAACGCCTTCAATCACGTCTTTCTCTTCAGTTGCGTGAGCAATCAAGAGCAGACCATAAGGAAGACCAGCAGCAGCAGTGAGCAATCGCTTGAATTCACTTTTGATCAACCCCCAACCTTTGCCGTGGGCAAGATCACCTGCATATTCAATGTTGCGTTTGTCGCAAACATGCTTTGCACAGAATTCATAAGCATTGCCGATTGTGTCAATCACGTTTGTTTTGAAGTCATGACCACCCAAAGCGACAAGTGAAAGCATTTGTGACAGTTCAGCCCAAGTCCGAATGATATCTGAATCACCGTCTGAATCAGGATCATCTGTTGATTGAAAAACTTCAAGTGAATTCAATCCAGGCTCTGTTGGGTGAAAGATTGCTTGCGGGAATTGCGAAGCGAATGAAGACTTGCCAATTTTCGGCTTGCCATAGAGCAAGATTGTCAAATCTGACAGGCTTGTTTTCTTTGGTGTCTTCTTTGTTGGCAATCGTCTTGCCTTCTTTTGCTGCTTCAGTTCAGGTGCAACATAGTCATCTTTGTTATCGTCCATTTGAAAACCTTTCATTTGTTTTCGTTTTCGTTCTTTAGACCAGTTGAGAAATTCAATTGATCAGAAAGGCAAATCGTCACCAATATTGCCAGGAGCAGGATCAGGATCATTGCAAACATCAGTTTGCACGTCAACAACTTTTTTTGATTCAGCAAAGAATCCTTCACCTTTGAAGTTGAAGTCAAATCTGTTGAAGTCTAATTCTCTGAATGGAATTTTTGCTTCAAAGCGACTTGAAAGGATATCATCCATATGACCATCTTGCTTACACAACTCGACAAACAGGCAAGGACGATTGAAAGCGTAGCATTGACTTGAATTCATTGACCATTTGTCGCGTCGCTTTGCATCAAGCAGTTGTTGTGTCGCCTCCCAAACTTCAGAATCAATCTGTGCAAGCTGATCTTCACTGAAGTAAATGATTGAACGATGAAACTTTGAACCGTCTGCGTATTGTGCTTTCATCCTTTCATGGAAATGATTCCAGTCTTCAGCAGGTTTCGGACCTGCCTCAGTGTGCTTGTCAATCGTCTTTTGCGTCTTATATCCTGCAAGACGTTCTTCAAACTTCTCTTGTGTTTCACCTTGCTTGCGTGCAATTCTTGACTTTTCAGTTATGTCATAGATCACGCCAACAATCTTGCATTCACCTGAAACGCATTCAGGAAGAATGTCAGACAAATATCGCGCATAAAGCATTGACTGGAAATCTGCCCATAGTCGATCAAGATAAGAACCATCAACCATTGCAGCAGTCTTCATTTCTTTGATGAAAATGTTGTTGGTGCCTCTGAGTCTCACAACACCGTCAACAGCGCCAGCCATCAAGAAGGATCTTGAAGGTGAATTTGTTTCAGGGTTTCTGATCTTGTGGATGAATTGTGGCTCAAGATAAAGATATTCAAGTTGATCATCTGCAATTTGACCGAAACCGTCATCGTCTGATTTCGTCCATGTTGCAACGTATCCTTCAAGCATTGATAGCAAGAGCAGATAAGTTTGCATCTTTTCTTCAGACAGGTTCAAATCACAGTTTTGCAGCAGCCAAGCAGCAAAGTCAAATTGATCTGCAAAGCCACCTGCAAGAAGGTGATTGTAAAACGCTTCAACTGCATTGTGAAAGATCGAACCAATCCAAAGTGCTTCAGACTTTTCAGCAGAAGACAGCAAGTCAATCACGTCATGCTTATATTTGCGCCGACAGTTACGAAATTTTGTGAGCGAAGAATATGTGAGAATTGAATAACCAGCATCAGCAGCAATTTCTGCATTGCTTAAAGGTGGCTGAATGCAAAGATCAGTTGTTTTTTCATTGTTCATTGTTCAAGGCTTTCTTTCTTTGTTGTGGCTCTTGCCAATTGTTCAGGCTTCAGTGATTAGCAAAGATTGCCAACAGCTTGCAGCTTTGAGACTTTGCTACCATGAAAATCATTCTTGTAAACGGAATAACGTTCAATCAGAACCTTCCTGAATGCTTCAAGATCAGCAACAGTGATCAGGGTAAAGGTTTTACCACCACTGCCTTCATAACTGCTTGCAGCCTGAAGATAGCCCTGTTCAATCGCGTCACGAATGGTGCCATACTGCACGCCAACCATTTGAGCAGCACGCGAAATATTGACCAGCTTTTGACCGTCAACAGGCTTCTTTGAAGCTGTCTTCTTTGAAGCTGTCTTCTTTGAAGCTGTCTTCTTTGAAGCAGCTTTCTTCTTCTTCTTCAGAACAGGTTTCTTTTTCAAAGTGACCATTTCATTCATTCCTTTTCAAAAAGTTTGTGTGTTTGTCATCAGGTAAGCAATCACAGTGATCACCGCCAACAGGAACCAAACATCACTTTCATTGTTGTCATTTTTCATTTCATTGTCTTTGCTCATGCGAACAGACTCCAGGCAAAAGATTAGCACGATCAACCGAAAGAAGCAAACGTCAACTGAAAGGTTTCTTTCTTCAGTTGACGTTTTTGGGGTTTTTATGAATCCCTCGGAGTTCCGTTTCTTTCGCTCAGGAAGTTTTCGTGGTTTTCTCCATCGCAATCATCACACAGACCACGTATCGCGCAATCTTTGCACAAATCACGTTTGCAATCTAAGCATTTATTGCCGTGCGGATGTTTGCCGCAATCGACACAAAAAATCTTAATTGACATAATCAAACCTCATTCTTATTTGCAAGCTTCAAAACGTTGTTGTTTGCCCCACAAGCATCAATGATTGCGATCTTTGTTTCGTGCGAAAGTTCGCAATCATCTTCCATTGACAAAAGCAAAGCATCTTGCATCATAGAATTCGCCCTTGCAATCAACCTCTTCGCCTTCTCTGTTTTCTTGCTTGTTGTTTTGTTTGTTGTATTGCTCATGATTTCGTCTTTCGTTCAAAGTTTCGTTTCCCCGACAAGAGGAGTATCGACGATCAGACCACCAAACACAACAACTTTCTTTGATCGACTGAAAGATTTCTTTCCCGGGAACATGCAAAACCCATCAAATCAGCCAACAGACCACGAATTCAGCCACAAAAAAAAAGGCAGATCCTACAAGGATCTGCCTTTTTTATGCTTCATTGACATAGGTGAAGGTGAAGCAATACCGTCTTGACCTGTCTTCAGTAGCCTTCAGGCTGCTTTCAGATCAAGTTTTTGTGTATTCAAGCCTAACGTCAACAGACCAACCGCTGAAGTCGAAAGCGACGTTGTTGGCAAGAATGAAGTTTGTCCCGTTCACTTGATGATCAACGCTTCCCGCTGGAGCAGGGAAACAAAGAGAAAGATTGTCAAACCAAAAAGGCTGGACACGAATCATCTTCGTTAGATTAACACCAGTAATTGAATGTGCAGTGTTCACTGTTGCGCTTGCCGTGGGTGCAGTGATTCCGCGCAAAGTCTTCGAGTAGACTTTGTCAGCACCGTCATATCGTCCCGTCCAGTGTTCAGTTGTTGACCATAATTCCTGAACAGGAAACCATTCACCTTCAACTTCACTGTAAGCAATCAAAATCTTTTCATCAGTCACGAAAGCGAGCAGCGAATAGCCAGCAGGACGAACATACAACCAGCCATCAAGATAAACTGCAATGTCACCAAGAGCAGCACCGTCTGTTGACCAGTCGCCTGTGATTGTTCCGCTTGCAGGAATCAGCCAAGCTTCACCGTTTGAAGGTGAACCAGGAGTTGCAAGAATATCACGATCAACAAGCGTGATACCACCTGCAAACAAATCAAACAGATTGTTCATTTGATTCTGTGTGATTTCACCGCTTGCTTGACCTTCAGACAGAAGTGAAATAGGAGTTGCAGCAGAAGTCAGCTTGATCAAATTTGTCATATCATGTCACCGCCAAAGTTTCAGAAGGATTTCCGCGCCCATATTGTCCCATTTGAAAAACATAAACAACAAATGAAGTTGAACCAGGAGTCAAACCGTCTGTTGACTGCATTGCTTCCGTATAGTCGAAAGTTGTTGCGTCTTCAATTTCTTCAGTTCTTAACAGACTTGTTTCACCAGCATTCCAGATTTCAACTTCATACTTTTCAAATGACTCAAGATTTGGAACAGGATCAAGTTGACCGATCAAACGGACGATTTCTCTTGTTCGCCTTTTCCATGTCACACGAACAGCATTTGTTGACGGGACTTCTCTTTGACTTTGAAGATCGACAGGTGAAAACGGTTTTGCTGAATCACCTTGACAGGTGAATGAAATTGAATCGTAATCATCTTCATCACCGCCAGCAGGGACAAACTTATAGAATCTTTCCTGTCCGATTGCAGCAGCAGTCATTGGGACAAAGTGAATCCCTTGACCGTTCAGGAAAACGGCACGTTCACCGACAACATGAGTCGAAACAGCGTCTTCAGTGTTTCGCAAACCACGAATCAACTTTGACAATCGCCAAACCTGATCACTGATCAGTGTTGCTGTCTGGAAACCTAAGACTTCATCACCAAGCAGAATCCTATTGAAACCGTTCAAGCATTGAATTTCAGTCACGCTTGAAAGCGTGCCTTTGAAAATTTCAACGTCAACTGTGTTTGCTCTGTCCCAATAGCCAACAGAGCCAGAACCTAAAACGTCATGCGTGAAGCCAATCACGCCTTCAGAAGTGATATCAATTTCGTCCTCGAATTCATCGTCATCAAGTGATCGCCTAAGCTTTGCACCTTGCCAACCAGGATCTTCACCAGGAATTGAAGTAACAACGTGAATTCCAAGCTTGCCGCCACCAGGAACAGGACCAGGACCAGGACTTGGTGTGCCACCACCAGAGCCACCATAGCCGAAAGCAACAGGGACAAGAGGAGGGGCAGCAAAAATCTTCTTTGTCTTGTTTGTTGGTGACTCAGCAGTTGCCGATTGTGTCACGATTTCACGAACCTCAAGAATCGAATCAATCGAAATGATTCCATTGATCCCAACATCAACCTGTTTGACAAGCAGCGTCCACAAGTGATCAAGGGTCTTGAACCTGATCACGTCATTCTCAAGAATATCAATATAACTGTAAGGCAAATTCAGGCTAACAGGTGTTCTATTGGCTCTTGCAAGCCAAGCTGTCCTTTTGGCCAAAGCACGCGCTTCAGAACCGCCCGAATTCAAAACGATTGGCAAGTTGATCGACATCACAACATCAGAATCAAACTCTTGAACACGATGTCTTTGTGAACCGTACTGATTCTCTGCTTCATGATCCAAATATCGCACGTTGACTTCAGCAGGGATTTCAGCACCGTTATCATCCGATACCCTGATCGGGTATTCTGTCGGCTTACTTCCTGCAACATGAGCAGCCAAGTCATCAGCGTCAATGTCAATGACCGTTGCGTTTTCACGATCAAAAAAGACGATGTCTTCGCCCTGCTCTTGTTCGATCACGTCAAAAGCAAGCATCAATGGTTGAAGCAGCTTTGCAGGTGAAGCAGGACCAGCAACTTCATAGCCCCTAAAGGTTCCAGAAACACCAGAAACATCATACTTACCTGATCGCCCTGCAAGAGTCATGATGTCTGAAATTGTCGTTGAAACGTTTGCAGCACCGCTTGAAGAACGAACGTTGAACGTCACTTGTGGGATTCTGTTCCCGTATTTCTTCATCGCAAGACGTTCAATCACTACATAGGAAGTCTCCTTGAAAGGTGGAACGACAGAGCCGATACCAGTAGGATCTTCCAACGATTCAATCAGTGAATCAGGTGAAGTTTGTCCACCCGTATAAATGCGAATGTCTTGAGCATCTTCAGAAACGAATGTTGGCACCGTCTGTGATATTGCGACACCTGCAACAAGAACTTCACCAACTGAAGCAGTGTTGCCAGTGAAACGCACCCTTGAAGTCCCGTCTGAAGCGTCAAAGCTTGAGGAAACGACTTCAAAGGTTCCGTTGTTTGAACCATTCGTGAAACCTGTGATCACTGCATCAATGCCAGGACGGAACACCGACAGATCAGGACCGCCTGAAGGTGAATCAATTTGATAGATCGGATAGAAAGAACCGTTCTGAATCACTGTTGCTGTCAGTGTGCCATTCACTGAAGGATTTGTGTTGACTTCATCATAGATCACTTTGCCTTCAGCAATGATCTTGTCAATCCCGTCAATCTCATGTTGAGCAACAGCAAACGCAATTGAAACAAAGTATTCATAGGTGACAGTCTTTTGACCACCGCCACCTTTGCCGCCAACAGTTTCAGTGTTCTTTGTTTCTTCAATGTCCGAAATCCAAATGATTGAACCTGCAAGCCTGTTTTCATTTCCAAAGATTCGCCTTGCAGGTGAACCTTCTTCAGCAGACTGCAACCTGATTTCATTCAGTCTTGGACCTTCAATGTCTTCAGGTGGAAACAGCCCAGGCAAAATTAAATTGTTGTCAACGTATGAGCCAACCGCACCCAAGAGAGGACCCAAGATAGGACCGACACCAGGAACAAGCGAACCTGCAGCAGTTAATGCCAGAGTTGCCATTATTCACTCACACCAGGGAAACGCCAAACTTCAACAAGCTTTGATTTCCAGTTTTCTTCAAGTCCATTTTCAGACACGCGCTTTGCTCCTGCATAAGCATGAACAAAGCGACCATCACCGCAATAGATCCCAACGTGACCAAGTTTCTTCCTTGGTCCCCATAGGAAAAAGAGGACATCACCAACGCGCATTTCTTCAACTGGAAAAGGACCAGTCAAACCGCAAGCAAGAAGACCTTCACGCAACTTGTCAGGTTTTGCGAAACGAGGATAAACAGCAATGTCATCATGCTTGATGTCAAGCTTTCGAGCAGTCAATGCAAGCAAACCAACGCAATCAATCCCGACACCTGAAGTCCTTCCAAGGTGAGCGAAAGCAGTTCCTTTTTCGCTTCTTGCAGCCTTCACAATGTCTTCAGGGTCAATCATCTTTTTCTATGTCTTGCTTGCAGGTGTTTGAAGCATCCTATCATTGCCAGGAATGTAAGGATATGAACCGTTGTTTTCAGCGTTTGAAAATTTGTCAATGCAGGTTTGAAGCAGCTTGTCGCAACCGAACTCAACGTCAAAAGTGTCACCTGCTTGAATCTCAAACGGCATAGGCAATTGAAGCTCAATTCTTTTGTCAGCATCACGATAGCTTTTGACGATTCCGACAAGACCAGCGTTGTCACCTGTCAACCAAATCAATCGACCGTCATCAAAAGTGCTTTCATCTGTGTAAGAACCGAAAGCAGCAGCGTCACCGAGAATGATCCTTCTCTTTTCACCGTCTTCAAGACCAACAACAGCTTTGTTTGAAACTGTGTAAGAACCAGGAACGTCAACACCGCAATTGCTGTCACCTAAATCATGACGACAAGTGCGACCATAAACGTCACCAACTCTTGACCGCAAATAACGAACAGGACCAGTGCATTCAGCTTCCCAAACTTCACCATCAAATGAAGTCTTTGAAATCCAATAGACATGAGTTGCAATTGCGCCTTTCCACGGAACGCGCCAGTCAAGCAAGTATTCTTCAATTGCCGCTTCACGATACTTGCCAGCACGCAAATCATCATCAGTGATCACGTCACTTGTCAGAACACCGCGAAATTCTGTGTCATGATCGCGCAATGAATCAGAACGCCTTGAAGCACTCTGTTGAACGCCACCAATGGGTGAATAAACTTCACCGTCTGCAAGCGTGATCTTCCTGTCAAACGTTGTGAAACGGTAAACAGTCCCGTCTTGCCTTGTGATCTTCCAAGCATTCGCCAAACGCTTGCACGAGGACAATTTGAAATCACTGAAACCTGTTGGAATTGTTAGCGGCAAATGAAACCTTTCACCTGCTCTTCAGTTACAGCAGGACGGACTTCAGGCAAGCTGAATCGTTCATGGACATCACCAGATTTTGCAGCAGCAATGATCCTTTTTGCCATTGCGTCAGGAAGTGAAATGACTGTTTCTGACAAATCGAAATCACGCGCATTGTTTTGAATTTGAAAAACAAATCGTTCAGCCAAAACTGTTTCCCAGTTTTCAGCGTCAAGTTTATCACGCCTTTCTTGAGTCAGTTCACCAACCTCTTCTTTGAGTTGAACCGCGATTGAATACAAACGCGCAAACTCTCGGAAACGATCAGTTTGCATTGTCTCTTCGTGGTCAAGTTTTCTGTTTGCTTCCAAGATATCAAGAGCATGAATTTCTCTGCTCTTTGATCTTGGGATTGCAGATTCAAGTGAAGAGCATTCAATTTTCTGTTTCTCAATTCTCACATAGGCTGATTTCAACTCTTCAACTCTTGCATCAAGTTCACGCAAGACCTGTACATATTGACCGAAAGCAGTAGGTGCTGATTTGCGGATAATGAAATGATCAATCTGAAAGTTTGAATGAAAAGGTTGATGATCAGACAACAACTCTTCAAGTTGCGTCAATCCTGTTCCGTCTTCATTTGTTTGTGATGTCTTCACTGTTTCGTTTTTCATCTTGCTGCAACTCCTGTGTTTCTTGCCGCTGAAACGTTTGCCGCAAGTGCTGTCCTTACTGCGAACGAATTGGTTTGAGCGGAATAAGCTTGAACCGTCTTGATAGGAGCATCGCCATTTTGCAGACCACCTGCAAGCAGAATCCTTTCAAACAATCTTGAGCAAGCTGAATCAGCAGTTGCAGTTGACAGTGAAGCTTTTGAAGTCCAAGCGTTTGTTGCTCTTGAATAGCAAAAGACAGCGTCTTTGAAATCCGTTGAATCAGTCCGACCACCAAACATGAAAACAGCACCGTTGATTGCAGCAGATGAAATGCGTTCATATGTCGCTGCAGCATAATAGGCAATTTTTTCATAGCTGTCTGTTGCAGGATGAAACATCAACGAAGGACCGTAGGGGATAGGATCACCATTGATGATGAAGATCCTGCTTTCAGTTTCCAACGTGACAGCACTTGAATAACTGAAGGCTTGAGGCAAGACAGCAAGAGCAGTCCAAACATCATTTTTCGGCAAGTAACTTGCAACAGAGTTTTCATCAACGCCACCAAAGACATAGCCTTTGTCACCAAACGCTGAAGAACATGATTTCATCGGCTGAAAAATGCAGTCAGTCATTGTTGACCAAACGCCGCTTTTGCCTTCAGGTTTCTTTTCAAGCTTTGTCACTGGAACATCACTATTGAAGTGACCGACAGTGAAGATTGTTGAGCCGACATTGAAACCAGTTGCTTCACGCCTTGTGTAAGTCAAAGCGTTTGCAGCGTTCCACGTCAGCAAAGCATGATCGAAATATTGCATTGAAACCGCTGTTGGATTGTTTCCCCAAAGATAAAAGTGGTCAACTGTCACCATATGCGCTGGAGTGTTGAACGCTCTTTCAACTCTCGACCATTTACCACGCTGATCAGCAGTGTATTCACGCAAGACGACCATTGCCGCCCAACCAGAAGGAAGACTTGTTGAACCAACAGCACCTTTCCTTGCAAGCCTTACAGTTGAAGGACCTTGATTGAAATAATAAATCGTTGTTCCAAGAGGCAATTTGCCTTCAGTTGCATCAGGAAAACGAACAATCCAACTTGATCCCCCAGGAGGATCACACAAGTAGACACGACAGAATTTTGAAGTCTGAATGTCACCAGATCCAACAGTGTTAGCAATCCGTTGAACAGGACCGCCGAAATATCTTGCTTGATCAAACATAAATCAAAAAGCTTGCCAGTATTTCACGCCCAATGAATCAATCAGAAGAAAGAACGCTGCATTTGTTCCTGTTGCAACAGTTGCAATTGTTGTCATCAGGTGATCACGAATCACGAGCGAAACAGAACCGTTGTTGACGACAAAAAAGTATGGACCACCTGTTGGCAGGTTTGTGAAGTCAGGCAAATTGCCGTAAGGAGTGCCGCTTGATGATTCCCAGATTTGACAGAAACCTTGAAGGACTGTCATTGCTGTTTCACCAGTCCGATCACCGTGATTGATCGCACCACCTGCAGGGAATTCATCACTGAATTCATCTTCGTTTTTCAATTCAATCAACGGGACATCACCCATCGTCTCATTGTCAAATGATTCAATGTCAACAGGTAAAACTTCATCAACCTCAAGACCAAAGCGAACAGGAACATCAAACTGACAACCAGCACTGACTTCAGCAGCAGCAACAGGTGCAGTTGTGAATGTGATCTTTCCGTTTGTTGTGTTCACTGTGAAATCAACGCCTTCAGTTTGCGCCGTACCATTGACAGCAACAACAACAGTCCCCGAAACAGGTTTGTGAATCAATCGCGTTCTGACTTGCAGACCGCTTGTGTATGTCTTCTGCAGTTGAAATTCAGTTGTAACACCGTCACCAGTTGCAATGATGAAGTCTTCATCATCAACGCTTGCATCACCTGGATTGTGCGTTGTTCCTGTTGCTGTTGTCGCATAGTCAGTCCAATCTTTGAACCGAAACCCGTTAGCAGGACCAAGACGGCCAAGATAGAATTCGATCAAAGCATAAACGTCTGAATGGTCCTTGATCCCTTCACGCGCATTGAAGACTCTTCTTGCATTTGATGAACGTGCAATTGCGTCTTCAATGCCCGTTCTCATTTCAACAATGTTTGTGTTGAAACCAGGACCAGCAGAAGAGCCGTATGAAATGCGATCAGGAAAGTTGACTTCGTGAAATCCCATTGCCTAAATGCCCCCACTGAAGGCACGCTTGGCACCGTCATAGATTTGTTTCTTTGAACGCTGAAAGCTTGAAGCGTCATTTGTTTTGATGTTCTGAATGACTGTCACCTTTGTTCCACCATTGCCAGAAGCTTGAACACCAAGTTTGCCGTTTTTGCGCTCAAGAGGCAAGATAGCTTCTGGACCTGCTTCACCAAACAAACCAGTGCGACCACCTGCAAGGCTGAACGTTCCAGGTGAATCAACAACGCCACCATTTGCAAAAGGGATCACTCGACCACCTTGAAAAGCATTTCCTTTTGCGCTGGCAACAGCAGGAGTTGAACCAAGACCAGCAAACAAGTTGCCAAAGATACTGGACAAACCTCCGCTGATCGGATTGACAACAAGATCTTGAGTCAAGTTTGCGACAAGTGAACGCGCAAGGTTCTCCATGACATCTTTGAAATTTGTGAAGTTCACAATGATGTCACTGAAAGCGTCACCAAAGACTTGACCGATGTTTTCACCAATCGCCCTGAAGTTGTCTGAAGTGAAATACTCTTCAAGCACTTCACCAAGAGTCAAGACACGTTCAATTGTCTGCTGAATCTGCTGATCATTCTTTTCAAATGCAGTTCCAATGTCAGCAACGTTTTCATCTGCCTTGTCCGCGATTGCGTTGACCTCTTGCGTATATTTCGCAAGCAATTCCTGCTGTCGTCTTTCTTCAGCAATCCGCTTCAGCCTTTCAGCAGAAGCTTTGTCATCTTTCGCTGAAGTATCTGCTTCAAGCTTCCTAAGACGTTCAGCACTTCGGAGACGGGACTTTTCAAGAGCATCTTTCAGGAATTTGTCTGAATCAAAAGCATCAAACAAAGCTCCACCTTCAGCAGCGTTGATTGTTTCAATCGTCTGCTTGATCTTCTGCAAGCCTTCACGAACAACAGCGACAGTCCCGCCAACATAGTTCTTTTTGAAGTTTGCTTTTCCCTTTTCAATTGCGTCTTCAATGATGTTCAAAGGATTCAAAGCATCAAGACCACTTGAACCAACCTTCTTGATTGAAGCAAAGAAGTCTTCAACGGATGAAAACGAGATGTCACCGAACGACTTTGCAAACTTCACGATTCTGAAAATGAAACTGCCAATCACTTGACCTGCAGTCACAAAAACAGCAATCACAAAGTTGATCACCTTTTGCGTGATGTCTTTGATGAATTTGAAAACCGTTTCCCAATTCAAGCCGATATTTGCAAGGAATGTTGCAAGCTTGTTTGCAATTGAATTGAACTGCTCGACAAAATCATTCCTGATTCCGTCCCAAGCTTTGAAGGCACGCCTTTTGACAATATCGAAAACAGTGATCAGCCTTGTTTTTAAAGCGTCCCAACCGCCAAGGATCAAGTCAATCACCTTGAATGACTCTTCACCGACTTGAACAGTTTCGTCTTTGAACTTCACGAAAGCAGCAATCAAAGCTGTCACTGCAATCAAGACCAGACCGAAAGGACTTGCAATCAGCGTCAATGAAAACTTTGCCATTGCAAGCGTTGCATTCTTCAAGAATCCTGCAAACTTGATTGCGACGATGAAGGACAAGACTCCTGCCATGATCTTGAGATATTCAACAACCTTGAAGACTGTTGCTGCAGTCTCTTCACCGACATCAGAAACAACCTTTGACTGATCTGAAATGCCGATCAGAACGCGAATGACTTGCGTTGCAATGTCAACAATCTTTCTCAAGGCAAGGCCTAAGCCTTTATCGCCAATCGTCAAGAAGACCTCTTCAACCGCTGATTTCAATGAAAGAAATGCACCGCTTAACGTGTCAGACATGACACCTGCAGCAAGTCTTGCTGCTCCTGCTGCAGCAATGGTTTCTTCAGTCTGCTTTCTAATCTCAGCAGCGTTTGCAGCAGCAATCAAAGCAGCAGGTGCATTCCTTCTGCCAAAGATTTCAACCGCTGCTGCTGCAGTCAAACTCTTGTCAGCAAGCTTTTCAAAGATGTCACTGAAGTCATTGTCTTTGCTTGGTTTCAAGTCAGCAAGCGTCAAGCCTAATCCCTTGATCGCGTTTTGTGCTGCTCCTGTCGGCTTCAGCAAAGCTGCAAGGATACCACGCAAGTTTGTACCTGCTTGACCGCCCTGAATGCCAGCGTTACCAAGAATACCAATTGCAGAAGCAGTGTTTTCAAGCGTGATTCCCAATGATCCCGCAATAGGTCCAACAAACTTCAATGCTTCACCTAACTGTGAAACATCAGTGTTTGCACTATTGGAAACCTTCACCAAAGCATCAGCAACGCGCCCGATGTCTTGAGGCAAGATGCCGAATTGAGCAGAAACATTTGAAGCGACATCTGCAGCAGCACCTAAACCGATACCAGCAGCAGCAGCCAAGTCAAGAACAGCAGGAAGTGCTTCAATTGCCTCATAGCTTTTGAATCCAGCACGAGCCAGGAACAACAGACCATCACCTGCTTCCTGTGCTGAAAACTTTGTTGTTGCTCCCAACTCACGAGCAGAAGCAGACAGCTTTGCCATTTCCTCAGCAGTTGAACCACTGACAGCTTTCACATTTGCCATTGTTTGCTCAAAACCAGCAAACGTTTTCACGACCTTTCCAAGAACAGCAGTTGCGCCGATACCAACGAAAAGACCGCCAAGGACTTTCTTTAAGCCCCCGCCAGCCTTCTCCATT